CTGAAGAAACACGGCGACACTTCACTGCCGAGCCCTCCTAGACCGATCAACTCGTATGTCTGAATTCTCACCCACCGCCCAAGCAGTACTGGATGCTTTCCGCACCAGCCATACAGGACAAGGATGCCTGGCTGCCGCCCTTCGCGCTGCTGCGGATCAGTGCAAGATTGAGTGGAATTATCACCCGGATTATCCAGAAACAGAATGGGTGGTGGTTGCCTCTGACCTCCTCGCCATCGCTAACGAACTTGAAGCGCTATGACAAAACTCTCACCCGCTACCCAAGCAGTTCTAACTGCGTTCCGCGAGCGTTACACAGAGGTTCTACGCCCTCACCCGTTCTCTGGTTATTGGCAAGAAGCTTGTTTAGCCGCAGCACTCACCGCGCTTGCGGTCCGCATAACAGGTGCGAATGGCATCCGTCAAGACGTGCTCGACATCGTAAATGAGCTGGAAGCTGTGGGTCTGTACGACAATGACTAAACTTTCACCCGCTGCAAGGGCAGTTGCGTGGGCTTATGACAACGCACCTGAAACACCTACAGGCAACCACCGCTACCACTGGCTGGCCGCCGCCCTTCGTGCTGCTCGCGATGAAGTGGCTCCGAGTAAAACTATTAAAGACATTAGCTATGTACATCAGAGTTATGTCGATGGGTACGAAGACGCTCTTGATGAAATCCTTGCTATCGCCATTGAACTCGAAGCCCAGTAGTCAGACCCACTAATGACCCCACAAGAAGCAGGCTTTGACGGCGCCGAGGGCATCCGCCTAGGCCACCCAGCTCTACCCAATGGAGGCATTTATAGGCTTCGACGAAACATCAATCCGCCTTGGGAATATGACAAGGATTGCCGCAATCAACTTGTATGGCAAGAATCAGAACCGCCTCATCTCTTTTATTGCAACAGCGATGGCGAGTGGTTTGAACTGTCATTTACATCAATCCAGCATTAGTCAGGCTCACTGAGAGTTTTGCTAATTATCAGGATTTCCAATAAACGCCATTTATCAAGAATCCTGCTAAAGCCCCTTGAGGGGCTTTTTCTTTGTCCACGTAGTATCACCAGGCAATGGTTCAGTGGCATATTCAAACGTATCGTAATCTGGTTCATTACGAGGGTCATAAACCTCCCCGCTTGCCATCCATCGCTTAAGCCTTTCTCTTTCCTGCTCTGCAGAAAGCTTCATGACAATCTCCTAGCCCTTTAAGCATAGGCAAAAGAAAAGGGGCTCAAGGCCCCCTTTCTTTCATGGCTTCCGATGCCCTTTTCCCTGAAGATACAAGGGAGATGATGCGCCTCGCAGGAGACCATGCAAAAACTCCTTGGCTAAACCATACGGTTTCGCCCGCATCATCAAAGGCGTCCACCCTCACGGCCCGCCCGAAGACGAGAGCAGCAATTAAGCCGCCAGGACCAACCACTGCAAAATCATAACATGCTTTGTCCGCTCGGCAGTAGCGGCTGATTCCATGGCACAATGGGCATTGCCTTGTCGGAGACGACATGGCCCTCGCTAGTTCTTTCGTACTAATTGATGAAACGTCTTTTCCTTTCCCTCCTACTGCTTTGCCCTATCCAAGCGCAAGCAGCTCTTGAATGTGGCTACGCCTCGCACTACGGCATCTCAGACGGCTACCACGGCCAGCGCACTGCAAGCGGCTCCACGTTCAATGCCTATTCCATGACTGCCGCGCACCCTTGGCTTCCATTTGGCACGCGATTGCGTGTGAAGAACCGTAACAATGGAAAGTCAGTGACAGTGACAGTCGTTGATCGCGGCCCATACTACGGAGGCCGAATCTTGGACCTGTCCTACGGCAGCTTTGCTCGCATCGCTTCCCCTTCTCAAGGCGAGGCCTCCATCTGTATCTCAAGACTATGAAAGACGCAGCTTCGTTTCTTCTTCTCACCTTCGTCTTTGGGCTTGGTGCCTTTGCCATTGTTGCTTCTCCCAATGTGATGGCAAACAAAGAAGGCTTGACAAAGTGCATGCAGCTCCATCCTGAGCGCTACTGCCGCATTGCAAACGGCTTTCCCGCAAAGCTTGACAGCTCTGCCCAGTAGGCCCTACACTCTCCCTGGATGACGGACGGGGCTTCCTACGAGGGAGCCCTTCTTTCCTCCTTGTTCTTTCGCTGGCGACAGTTCCTCATGGACAAAACCTCCCGCATCAAACAGTTCATTTTCAATGCTGGTCACAGCATTGTTTCAGTGGAATTCATCAAGGCTGATGGTTCCATTCGCAAGCTTCAATTTAATCCTTGGGACACTAAGGAAATTAAAGGCACTGGCACAGCAGTAAAGAAGCCCAACATTGTGCGTTGTCGTGATTTCTCCATTGCTCGCAAAGAAGGAGAAGGCGCTTGGCGTTCGTTTGATTGCGAGCGCGTGACAAGCATCAAGGCCAACGGACAAACCCTCGTTTTCTGAACCATGACTAATAATCATCCGATTGCTCCATCGTCCGAATTGATACGGCAATGGAAAGAGGCTCCAGAGTTTTCTGCTTTATCACCTTGCGTGATAGTGACAACAACAACCACTAAACTGCAAGATATTGCCATTCAGGCCGCCCGATGGGGCAGCGACCAGGAGCTGGAGGCGTGCTGTGAGTGGGTTAGCGATAACTTTGATCATTGCAACAGTACTGGTCGCAGTGATTGGCTCCGCGCCGCCAGACGCCCCAAGCCGCCGAGCTTGAAGGAGGAGGCACTTGCCGAGCTGGAACTGTTGAGAGGAGATGCCAATGCTCACGGTCTTGGCTTTGACGCACCCGCCATCCGTCGCGCTCTTGAGAAACTTCCCAATTAAAACAATGCCTCTCTCTCGCACTCAACAAGCCATTGCCAAAATGGTTTCCAACAACGTTCGCCATAAGTGGCAAGATTACAGTTCTGATGATCGCTCTTCTGCTCGCTCTTTTATTCTTTCCCGTGCTAGTAAGTCCGCTTATAAAGAAAAGAAAGAATTGTTTTTGACGCTTGCAAATGCTTTGCAAGATGATATCTGGAAAGTGCTTTGATGGCAACAAAAGACAATAGACGAGCGGTAATGGCCTTGGCTGCAAAATATGGCTTTGTTCTCCAGCGTGAGAAAAAGCACTATGTCTTTAAGCATCCTTCTGGCAAGATATTTTGCACAAGCAAAAGCACTTTAGATAAGCGCTTTTTGAGAAACGTTGAAAGCTTTATTAAGCGCACTCTTTCCTCCTGATCTCCAAAACCATGCTTTCCCTCCTTCTCGCAACTGCACTGCCCGAACTGCCTCCAGTGCAGCAACAAGCTCTCTCCAAGGAAGAAGCGCTCCTGGAGCGCATCATCAAAGAAGGGCAAACCGTTACTGAACGTAAATTCGGCGACTGCCATTACGCCTGGGGCTCTTGGAAGCTTTCTTCTGATGGCGTGAGAACCACAACGCGCCAATGCAAAGATGAAAGCGCTCACACGCCGGTGTCAATTGCCGTTAGTTGCCCGCTCCTGAAGGTGAACGTGCTCCAGGACAAACAATGGCAGGGCTGGCGTAGTCCAGTGGCAAAAGGCGCAAAACCAGGAGAAGCAAATATGGTGGCTGCCCTCTGCGCCAACGTCACCAACTAGCTCTGTAAAGCTTTGTAACAGGCCCCGTTTCCGGGGCCTTTCTTCTGTATTGTTCCTAAGTGTTCGGCAGCGATGCCTCTCCAAATGGCAACCATCCCCACCATCCACCTCAACGGCACCGGCTTCACCACACTGCGAGATGAATACGCCGCTGCTTACGATGCCATCGAAAAGGCAATGGAAGCACTTGCTGCAGCCACTCTCAATGGGCGCGATTACTATCCGCAGGAACCTGGCGCTTATTACAAGGCTCGCGCTGAGCGTGATGAAGCCCTAGACAAGCTTCGTGATGCCAGTATTTACGTTGGCGAAATGCTCGCTGGCATTTGTGACCAGCAACGCTGATTTCTAGACTAGGGGCCATTAGGCCCCTTTTCATGCCTTTCCCCATTGGAACTCTCGTCGATCTCTACGATTCAGGCTTTAAACAATGGAGGGGCGAATACACAGTGGTGAAGATATATCCTGAAACTGGCTTGCATAAGATCAAGAACACCAAAACCAATAGTCAACAATTCGTTAGCGAAGACAAGCTCCGCATGGGCCGCCTCCGGCCTTTTCGCATGGACTGCCTTTATGAAGGCTTGTAACAAGCCTCGTTGAGCGGGGCGTGGTGCTGTATTGTTCTCTGCATGGGCGGCGACGCTCCCTCGTTAAGGAACCAACCATGGCAATCATCAACCACTCCGTCGAACAGCTCACTGGTCCTGGCTATTGGACTAAGTTCGAGGGGCTTGAGCGAATCAAGATCACTATCACTGTGCCCAACTGGCACGAGCCTTTCCCCACTCAGCAAAGAGCTGGTGCCGCCAATCCTCGCGAGCTTGAGCTGATTGGCCTGCTGCACGTTTGCCAGAGCTGGTATATCAATGGTCCCGTGATGGATCAATGGACCATCAGCACGCTCTCTGGCCCTATCAAGGTACCTGCTGGCACTCGCATTGTTTCTGAGCCTGTGCCTGAGAAATGGGCAGCATGGGAGCAGGAAGCCAGCGAAGGCACCAAGCAGTGGTGGGCCTATTCCAATGGTCGCACGGCCTTCTGTTAAGCATTGTTACTAGGCCCTGGAAACAGGGCCGTTTTCTTCTATTGTTCCTTTGTTCGCAACAAAACCATGCACCGCACCATCGAAGGCCACAGAGAAGATCCGTATTTGGCCAAGCTTGAAGCTGATCGCCAAGCCCAGCACAGCGGCTATGGCGTGCAATCTTATCTGTGTGCTGATGGCTCCATAAAGTGGGAAGCCTATGGTTGGGAGCGCACTACAGAGCTTTCCATCCACACCACTTCCTATGGCATCTTTGACCATAAGTGGCAAGCTGAACAATATTTCAACTCTTGCATTAATGGCCAGCAATGAACAATTCACAGTTAGCCCTTTCCATTAATCAACGCAACATCTACTTGCATTATTTGGCCCACAAGAAAAAGCATGGAGATGAGCCATGCAAGGCTCCAAAATGTCCTTTGCAAGGGAACAGACTTGCAGACCATTTGAAGGCGATGGAAAAGCTCGAAGAGCGAGGGTTCATTCGCCTTATTCGTCACTCTGACGATTACCTTTCTTGGACCATTGTTTCTCCTTAAAACCATGCCTTTTCCCGTTTCTTTTGTTTCAGAAGATGAATATGGCGTGCCTTATGAGGCGCACACTTTCTCTTCCATTGAAGAACTCTATGACGAAATACATGCCCTTGATGAGCTTCTTGATGAAGCTTCCGCAAGCAGGGCCTATATCATCAGGGCAGCATTAGATCAGCTCAAGCAACTCGCTCATGATATTGAGCTTGAAGACGAGCAATTGCCAGAATGATTCCCTTCACTATTGTTGCCCATAAACAAGGGCAACGCCGCACGCTTCAACTACTAGCCAGAGACCAAGCTACAGCCATCCTCTCTGCTCAAGAGCTTCTCCATGACTGGTTCCTTTCCGTTCCTTCGCTTTCCCCACAGTGGTAACCATCAAAACGTACCAAGACAACGGCCCCTACTTCGGCGCTACCCAAGGCTCCTATCAAGCCGCCACGCTTCAACAGCTCATCTTTCACGTGAGGCTTGCTATAGAGGACAGAGAGGACGTGGTGGCTGTGTACGGCCCTGATGGCGCTTGCAGAGGCATCTGGAACCGCGAGATTGAAGGCCACGTGGATAGCGCTGGTGATACCATCGTCGATCACGAAGGCTACGAGCTGCTACGCCCTAGCACTAAGGAGAAATGGATGTGGCACCACCTCCAAGAGCTTGTGGCTTGATTGTTACGCTTTATTAACGAGGGGGCTCCGGCCCCCTTTCTGCTGTATTGTTCTCTTGTTGGGCGAGATCCCGACAGTCCTTTGCTTCCCCACCATGGAATTCCTTGTTAACGTTGGCGGCCTCCTCATTAAGCACAATGAAGAGCAGCTCATTTCTCTCATTGCTCAGTTCATCAATGAAGGCAAGCCTGGCTGCGGCTTCTTCATCAAAGGCGTGGGCTGCATTGCTAAGCACGAAGATGGTCAAATGATGATGGGCCGCACCATTGAAACTGTTAGCCGCCTGTTCAATAAAACCAGCGACGACATCATGCACACTGTTAAGCGTTGGGCCTCTGAGACTGCTTGAACTAGCAAGGGGCGCCCAAAGCGCCCCGCTCTCTCCTCCTTGAAACCATGCAAGACGCTATTAACATTCTCGCCATCAGCAAAAAAGGCAAAAGCCGTATTGGCACCAAGCTCACCACTGGCATTGTTGAGCAGGATCATCACGACAAGCTTTTTGTAGTGTTTCCTGAACTAAATCAATGTCGATGGATTAAAAAGGACAACGATCCTGATTTTCGCATTATTGAGGAGGATTTCTGATGATTGGCGACGAACAACTTTTGCATTTCACTGAAGATTGGTGGCGTAGCTTTATGGTTTACGAAGAAGAAGAAGGGCGGGCTTACGCTAGTCACGTGTTTAATCATGTGCATAAACAACACTTTGTTGATTTCTTGCGCGATGCTTTTGCCGAACTGAAAGACGAGGACAATTGACCATGGGGACAAATTATTATCTTCACGCCCCAAAATGCTTTCATTGCGGCAAGGAAGAAGAGCCTCCTATTCACCTTGGTAAAAGCTCTTGGGGCTGGTGCTTCAGCCTTCGTGTGATGCCAGAAGAAGGCATTTGCAATTGGCAAAACATTCAACAACTTATTGAAGACAAGCTATGCGAAGAATGGTGCATAAAAAATGAATATGACGAGCAAATTAGCTTGGTTGATTTTATTAAAACTGTCACTAGACGTAGTGGCTCGCTTCGCCGACACGATATTGACCATTGGCATTGCATTGGCCATGGTGAAGGTACTTACGACTATATCATTGGAGAATTTTCATGAGCAGGCAAATGACGCCCATTGGTCGTCTTGGTCCCGTGGCCTACCAGGAACTGCCAAACGGCTCCGCTCATGCTTCCTTTGACATTATTATTGACAGAGGCTCTAAAACCACGCCAGTGCCTTGTGAAGCATGGGGCATCCTTGCAGAACAAGCTTTTTCAATGGACGAGGGGAGTTTGATTGGCTTGATTGGCTCTCTCACCATTGATAGGACTGTTCGCATTGAAACCATTGAACACTTAGGCAGGCCTCTCTGATGATCCTCATTGATTTCTTCACTGAAGACTGCTGCAAGGGCACTGAGCTGGTTGAAGGCTGGTATTGGTATGAAGACGATGGAGAAGCAGTGGGAGGGCCGTACGAAAGCGAAGAAGCCGCCTTAAAGGCGGCTTTTGATGGGCATGGCTGGTGAGACACGGGCCGTCGCGTATTTAGGGCACGGCCAAGAAAAGGCTTATTTTGAAAAATTGGAACCGGCCCCAAAAAGGCTTGTTTCAAGAAAAATTGGGCACGGCTGGTTTTTGGCTTGTTTAGGGCACGGCTGATTTTTGGCTTCTTTTATACCGTTTTATAACACTATCGTTTTATAACACTGCCGTTATATTCTCCAATCGCCATATCACCATATCGTTGTATGACGCATCCCGCATAGCCGCATGGTAGTACGTCTGTACTATAGTACACTTGTACTTGTGGCAATCCCCAACTGTCACATAGTACGTTTGCACTGATAAGCCAAGCTTATGGGAGTGATAAGCTGAGCTTATGTTGCAAAATGTTACAAAAGCTTGACTCCACAATCGGTATATAACGATAGCGTTATGCCCTGGTGATACGTTCGCTGATATAACGCTTGGGTTGTTTGTATTATCACGCTGTTGTTGTTTGTAGTTCTGCAGATGCGACATCTGCATCATAACGATGGCGTTATACGATGGCCCGATGGCCTGATTGTTGCGGATTGTTGCGAGGGTTGACTTTTGCCGCATCATTCTGTATTTCACGCGGGCGCCCGCGTTTCGTTCTTTATTCGCTCGCATCTGCCTTTCGTGTGAGCCCGTACCATCTCACCCCCAGGCGCGTCAAGGCAACGCCCCGCCATAGTGTGCGCTTTGCTAGGTGACCCCATTTGCGCAGCGTTGACAGAATCCCGGCCGTGGATGCCGTATTCTTCTCTCAGCGGCAAACGGAGCGATCCGCAGCCGCCCCACGATCAAACAAACATCATGAAACTTTCCCCTTTTCCTGTTCTACTGATTGCGCTTGCTATCGGCACCGTATGGGCCGGCCAGGATGCATCCGCGCGGTTCAATCGCTGCACAGAATCGCAATCTTTGGCACACTGCCGCCTTATCTTTTACGGCCGCTGATTCTCTCAAGCATTCCGCAAACATTCTCTCAAACTAAAATCATGCCCGCCACAATCAACAGCCGCGCCAAACTGCCCACTGATCTCGCTTCAATGGGAAAACAGTATAAAATCTCTTACCGTGACCTTTTGAGCACCAATCCCAAGACTGAAAAGTCAAAAGTCCAAACCTACATCTTGCATCTCGCCCCCGATAAAACTTCTGGCGTTAACGTTTGCCCCGGTGCTGGCAACTGTCGGAAAGTCTGCCTGCACTTTGCCGGGAATCCTGTTTATATGACAAACAAACAGGCCGCTAGAATCCGCCGTACCTTAGCATTCGCAGCAGACAAACAGAGATTCGCGCGGTTGATCGTTTGTGCAATCCTAGGCAAGCTTGCTAAACATCCCGGCGAACCTATTGCAATTCGCCTAAATGGAACGTCCGATATTGCGTGGGAGAATGTAGATTTTACCATCGTGCCAGAGTTTGCAACATTCTGCCGCGTTAAGTTCGGCCATGATTTGCCCATTGGCAAGCGGAACATCTTTGAAGTGTTTAACTACATTGCAAACAATGGAGGGCCAAAAGTACAGTTCTATGATTACACCAAAATCAAGCGTAACTGGGCAGAATGTCAGCGCCTTGGCTACCATCTCACGTTCAGTTTTGACGGCTGGAACAATGCCGCCAATCTTAAAATCTGCCGGGATGCCTTGCAAGCTGGCGTTAACGTTGCGGCTGCATTCAATCTTAAGCGCGGCCAATCTTTGCCGGATTGCATCGATGGAAGCCGTTTCAATCTCCCGGCATCGTGTCTCTTTACTGGCGGAGTGTTGGCAGTTCTTGATGGCGACCTTACGGATTATCGTCCGTCTGATGCAACTGGCGGCCACATAGTCGGCTTGCGCTTCAAACTACCCCACGGCATTAAATACTCTGAAGCTGATAAGCAAGCATTCTGCATCGCCTGACAATCAGGCCCGCAATTGCGGGCCTTTCTAGCCATCCTCTCGCAATCCTCCAGATGAACACTGCACGCGCCACCAAAGCACAGTTGATCGAGATTCTCGAGATTCTCTCCGTTGAAAAGGAGGCTGCACTTAGCCTTGCCAGCCAAAAACAACAACAACTAACAGTGGCCTTAGCATTGGCGGCCATAGCCTCTCTCGTCGCTTTGCTGTTCTGAGAGGCTCCCACAAGCGCCCACAAGCGCCCAACAATCAAACCAGCCACCAGGCCCCTTAAGGGGCCTTTTTAATGCTTTCACGGCCCATAGGGTGGCGGCAGGAGATTGGCGAGAGGATCGGTGCAGTCTGGAGAATGGGAGAACCTAGGGAGCATCTCTCCAGTTAGTGGAGTTTTTTAATCCCGATATTACAGGTCGGGATTAAATTTCCTTCTGTAACGTAGTGTGAAACGGTATCAACGGATACAGACAGTGGGGAGCAGTAGCGGGAGGGTTTGATGCTGCGGGGCTGCGGTATATGCTCCGAAATGTGGCGCCATTTTTCATCTAGAAAATCGTCCTCAGTATTTATACCTAGTCTAAAATTCCAAGCTATTAACGATGGCTTCTCCGACGGCTTTTGTTACTAGTTTTAGTTCTTCGTGAGTGGCGTCATTTTTGATTGCATTGGCTCGATTGCTAATTATCCAAACGTTTCCTTTTACATAGCCACGTTCTGGATCAATGCGATCCAGGGAGGGGCTATTGGAGAGAGCACCATGTCCTACTCCACGTCGCAAGGACCATTCCAAGGGAACGTTAAAGATGGGGCAGTGCGAAGGGACTATTGAGCGAATATAAGGGAGGTCAATATCGAAGGGAAGATTTTTATTTTTTGCTCTTGATCTAGCCTTAGTGACCATACTTTTTGTTTGACGCATCACTGGATTTTGGCGATCATATTCGTAGTCGTAATTCATGGTGTCGCAAAGACTTGAGGAATATTAACAAGCGAAAACTCAATGGCATCATGCCGAAAGCAAGTCCGAAGGACGCAGCTTGAGGCATCTCCAGAGATCTCGGACGATTAGCTAGACCAATGGAGGCGCCCAAGCGCCGTAATGACGAACAAAAGCCAGCACAAGACAATTCGCACCCTCTCTTCTCCATCGTTTTCCTTCTGTGAAAGGCGGCCCTAAGGCCGCTGCTCTAGTTTTTTTGTATTGCCACTGTCTTTTTAGTATTTCCCCGGCAGCGACCACAATTTCAGCGACCCATCACATAAGTCTGGGACAGCTTTTTTAGTACGGGCCTTTTATTTTCGCCGCTTGTCTAGATGCCTCGCCCTTGGGGGCTCAGCTTGTCTAGCTTTTCGCGGCTAGTTAGGCCTTTTGTTAGTAGACGCTCCGCCCTTGGGGGCTACGCTCGCTTGAGGCTCTCGTTTGAGGAGCGTCGTCTAGCTGCGGAGCGCTTTCAGCAGTTGTCAGCAGCTCCGCTTCGGCTATCGTATCTCGCACTGTGGCTCAAATGTGGCGTTTTTGGTATCGCAGCGAACATTTTGGCTAAATTCTTCCAAGTTTCTTAAGGATTCAATGGGAAAGCTGCATTTTGTATTAAATGCCACTTGTGCAATTGTTAATAACGACTAGCGTGAGATGATCTTCGCAAAGCTTCTATGTGGGGCCTTCCTGATCGCCAGCCATTTAATATTGGCCCGTATAAATTGTGGCCATGTTTTAGCAAGCCAGAATTTCAATGGTTTTCTGCCATTGATGGCAAGCCGTATTACTTCCGCACGACCAACGAAGCCAAACTATTTATTAAGGACTTGCTGGCCATGGACGACCCGGAAGGGCTTTGCGACTAGGGCCGTTTGCGCTAGTCTGCCTTAGTTGATTCTCGGGGGACTATGGTCCCCTTTTGTTGTCTTATGAAGCTGAAGGAAAAGGCAAAATGTGAGCCAATTGCCCGCACGGGGCGCGTGCAGGATTGGCTGGATAGTCCTGATGGACGTTTGCCCGTGAGCTGCACGGTGTTCAACGTAGAAGATTCAATGGAGGGCGAGGATGGCATTGAAGCATCTTGGCGGTTTGTTAGCCACGGTTTGCGCAATGGTGCGGGCGTCGCTGTTCATTTGTCTTCTTTGCGCGAAAGGGGCGCTGAAAATGGCAAAGGCCTCGTGGCAAGTGGACCAGTAAGTTTTGGCAAGATTTATTCCACGCTTAATGAAATCTTGCGTAGGGGCGGTTTGTATAAAAATGGGGCTGTAGTTCTTCATCTTGACTATTCCTCTCCTGATGCCATCGAATTTGTTAGTGCATCACGCAGTGAACTTCCTTGGGTGAAGCGTTGTTTGAACGTTGATGAAAATTTCCTTTCTGCATCATCTCCTGAACTGATTAATGCCTGTCTTCGTGCCATCTCTTCTGGCGATCTCTGGCTCAACAAAATCCGCCACGATAATCGTGGAGAACGCATCCGGGCTAATGTCTGCTTGGAGGTATATCTTCCGCATCGTGGCACTTGTCTTCTTCAGCACGTTAATTTGGGGGCATGTACGCTTGACAACATTCAAGGAGCGTTTGTCGAGGGCATGACGCAGCTTTGTGAGCTGCATGGTCGCACTGGCGTTGGTGACACTGGGGAATATCTGCCTCCCTCCATTGATAAACAAATTGGCTTGGGCGTGCTGGGGCTGGCTAATTTCCTTGCCATCCATGGAATTAGCTACAAAGACTTTGGCGATGCCATTGAAGCCTATCTTGATGAGAATGCTCATCCTTGGAGCTATTGGCAGGATAAGCCCGTTGGCAAGGCTGTATGGGAAATCGATCAAGGCATTCAGAAAGCAGGAGAAATCGCTCGTGAGCATGAAATGGAACGTGCTTTCTGCATTGCTCCCACTGCGTCATGCTCCTACCGTTATCTCGACACTAAGGGTTTTACGACCACGCCAGAAATTGCTCCTCCCATTGCTCGCACAGTAGATCGTGACTCTGGCACATTTGGCGTGGAAAGCTTTGACTACGGCGAAGTGGAAACCGCTGCTGAAGTGGGCTGGGAGGCTTTCTTTAAAGTTGCTAATGGGTTAGTTCAGTTGTATCAACGCACTGGTCTTTTCCATGGTTATTCGTTTAATTCATGGTCAGACATTGTGAATTATGACGAAGTGTTCCTGAAGGATTGGCTAGACTCTCCTCAGACGAGCCTCTATTACAGCCTGCAAGTCCTGCCTGATACTCAGCGCAAGGACGACGCATATGCTGCGTTGGACGACGACTTTAAGAGCATGTTTGGTCTCAATGAAGAGACCGAGCAGGATTCTGCGTCTTGTTCCGTAGAGGCTGGATTCTGCGCTGCCTGCTCAGAGTAGTTATAATTTACTCTCTTACGGGAGAGTAAATTGCCAACCAACGAAGAGCTTGCTTGGTTTGCGGGATTGTTTGAGGGCGAAGGGTGGATCAGCGTTAGCTATCGCCACAATGCTTCCAAAACAAAACGCAAGCCTTATTACCTTATGGTCCGAATGTCCATCAAGATGACCGATTTGGATACCCTTGAGAAGGTTCACGCGCTATTCGGCGGTGGACTGGTATCAACGAAGGTTCCAGATAATCGCAAACCTTGCTGGACTTGGACACTGGGAGACAAAATCAAATGTTCAACGCTTGGGCATCTGATGTTTCCTTATATGGGTCGGCGCAGGCAATTAAAGCTCTGTTCAATGTTTGACGCCATCAACGATCACATTGACGAGTATTCATAAGGATTAAATCCTCCCCAAAAAAAGAAGGGGCCAGAAGGCCCCTTTTCTCCTCACACACTATTGAACGATACCACGACCATGACTACGAAGAGCCCCTATCTGTCGATGATCGCCAAGAAACGGCCTTGGCAAGCAGTTGCCGTGGACAAGGGCGTTGTTCAGGAAGGTAGCGAGGCGACGCTCGGTAAGCTGCTGGCGCTGCGCCACCTGGAGCTGCCCGTGAAGGACTTTCTGGAGCAGGGGCTAGAGCGTGACCTGCCTTCCACTCCAGGCGTGGTGGAGGCACTGCGGCATAACCAAGAGGATGAGCAGCGGCATGACCAGGCTCTTAACTACATTGTTGCCGCCCATGGTTCTGATGAAAAAGCCGAGAAGGAAGTGGAAGGCATTTTGCAAGCATGGCAGGAGCATCCCGCCCACCCCATTTTGAAAGCTGCCATTCTTGAGCGGAGCATTTTCTTCGTTGTGCTTCCGTTCTTCCGTTTTAATGGCGATATGGGCATTCGCACAGTGGCGGCTGATATTAGTCGTGACGAGATTACCCACGTTGGCGTGCATAGCCTTGTTGCCAAAGAGCTTGATGAGAATGCTGGGCAGAGCTTGAACAAACTGCGTCGTGCCACTGCATTGTGGGCATTTGATGCGCTGGGTGCTAGCGAGAACAAATGGTTGAATAAGGATTTCTGGCTCAAGCAAAGCGACAGCTTGTTTGAGAAGGGCAAGGCAGATGGCCTTGCGGAAACACAACGGAGCCGGATGCCTGCGTTCTTTGAGGCGGCCAACACCAATCTGCCTTCCTACGGCAGAGCTTGATGCTATAGTTACTGCGGCATGCGCCTAGTTCATCAGGTCAAGCAGTTTGCTCTGCTTTCAGCCCCTCATTAGGCTATTGTTGTTCCCGCTCTGCATTAGCATCGGGCTGATAGAGCCTAAGACTCTGAAGCGATTAGCTCTTGTTAATCGCTTCACGCTTAGGCCATCTGGTCCTGAAGTGTTGGCACACGTCATGCAGATAGCATGGAATACTGGGTTCGATTCCCAGCAGCGCCTTGTTTCCATCGAATCATGATTAATTGCTGGCTCACGTCAGACAATCATTTCTGCCATGAGAAAATGTATAGTTTTCTCCGTCCAGATGGAGAGAAAGTGCGTCCATTTCAGAATGCAGAAGAGGGCGATGCTTTCATGGTGGAACAATGGAACAATCGAGTGAAGCCCAAGGATCGCATTTATGTGCTTGGCGATGTGGCAATCGCTCGCCGTGGCTTAAAGATACTGGAGCAACTCAACGGAAGAAAAGTATTAGTAAGAGGTAATCACGATATTTTCAAGCTGCAAGACTATGCGCAGTATTTTGATGACATTCGTGGATGCTTTTATCACCATGAATTTATGCTGAGTCACATTCCTCTCCATCCAGAATTGTTTGAACAAAGATTTAAAGGAAATATTCACGGGCATTTGCATAGCCATAACGTAAAGCTTCCTGATGGAGACCTGGATAGGCGCTATCTTAATTGTTGTGTAGAACAACACAACTTCGCGCCCATTCATTGGGACGAGGCGATGCTTTATTTCTCCTCCAATGACAGAGCGCCGGACCTTCAACACACCTCTGCGTGAGCCATTGAATCCCATCATCTATCAATCGTTACGAGCCATTGATTGGCATAATGCTCAATATTTCTTAACCATGGACCAGTGGCATCTTGAAAAAGCTGCCATCATTAGACAGTATGTCAGAGAGCTGAAGGCTTGGATTTATGAGCAGGAGGAAAGGGGCATGGAAGCTATGGTGCTTGGCCCTGGGCGAAAAGGCGAGCAAGCATGATCATGAAGCAGACAAAGTGGCGCTCATCCGCACATTTATTTTTGCTTCCTATCTCATTACCAATTGCTTCATCATTGCCAATGCCGTTGTCCATTGGCCAAAAGAAAAGCCCGCCGTAGCGGGCTCTTGTATTCAGCAATAAGCTCAAAACCAATGAGGCTTGGGCACGTAAGCAACGCCGCGATAGACGAGCGAAGCCATTTGTGCTTCACGCAGACGAGCTGCTTTCTCAAGCTGCTCTTTAATCAAAGCGAGAGGGTTCATGATGGTTCCCGATGATGCAGGCCCCCGTTCCGTGGCTTGCAGGTCATGCGCCCCTTGCGGGGTGAACGTACCATCAGTGTAGCAAAGTGCCCGAAGCAGGATTTGAACCTGCGCTGGAGCGATTTTAAGCCGCTTGTCTCTTCCGCTGGACTACTCGGGCTGGTGAAGTTGAGGGCGTCGAAACGGGGCTTCAATCCGTTTTGTACGACATTTCAGAACGGGTTGGCCCGTTCCCCTCTTCCCCTGGGAGAACAATGGCGCCTGAAACCATTGTTCCTTTTGAACTAACGCTGGCCAGCGTGCTTCGCGAAAGCTCCAAAAGCATAGCATGGTTTCGTGGGTTCAAACGTCATATTCTCTACAGGATTGATCTTGAGGATGAGCGCGGCAGTAGTCGTCAAAGCTGTCTTCTCCATCGTGAACAGCCTGCTCAAGCAAGGCAATTTGCTTGATGCGTTTGATGTGCGCCTGAAGCTTTGGCAGGAGAGTGGGCACATAAAGATGTTCAGCAGCAAGAAGCTGCAAAGCAGTTTGTCTGTTTGAACTGCCGCATTCAAGCAGGGACACAAGAAACTTTGCCTCCTGCATAGTTAAATCGTTGCTCTTCATTCCATAGCAGAACTATTGCTTGAAAATCATACTAGGAGATAAGGCTTTCAATCCAACCAATGTCATCATCTTTGCTTGCAGCAAGAATGGCACCTGCCATTGCAAACGCTAAGTCATCAATTCCAGAAGCCTTACCGCCAGTCACACTCCATTGTCCACTTGGTTTGTAGATAACAGTGAGATTCTTGAGCTGCATAATTGCTTTCTCATGACGATATAAATTGATTTGTCCTGCATTGAACAATTCTCGCATCTTGCTGAATGCTTTCATCTTGGAGCTAACAGTCCAAGTTAGTTCAGTGATGGGCAAATCACTTGCCAAGCTTTGAATGGTGCCAGCGCTATTGAACTGGTCCATCACGATGGTGTCGAAGACGTACAGACGATGCTGTTCCTTAATCCAATCTTCCACTGCATTAATATTCACTTCCATTCGTCCATTAATTTCAAAGTCAGCCACGAAGGAATGAAACTTATCAACGACTAGCGTGCCGTTCTCGTAATGCACAATACAAGCAGTGTAGTCGTCACGGCCAACGCCACCACGGGCGGGGTCAAGGGCAAGCACATAAGCTCCTTGGAATTCGGGACGTGGCGGTAAAGCCGCTCGACGGTCATCAATGCAGGCGTCAACAACATCGCTTGCAACAAGGGCTGAAAGATTGCTCGCGAATTGAGCCCCATATTCAACTTTAAACTTCTCAGGATCACGCTGTCTCTCTGTGTCAAGAAACTCTTGCGAAATGCTTGGGTTCATCTCCCACGTTGGGAGATTCACGGCTTGCATGAAAGGAAATCTTCCTGAGCTTGCTTCTTTGAAATGCTGGTAAAAAATACCGTCTGTTAACCATGGAGAAGAGAGCTCAAGGATGCGTCCTTTCCCCCCGAACTGAGCAATAGCAGGCGAGAGAGCATCGTAAATGCCTCGACCCCCGCTGTTTGCATCGCCTTCAGTGGCAAAAGCAAGCTCGTCAAACACTGCGCCTGCGCAAGCAAGGCCACGAGCAGCACGACCCGAAGTGGGGATGGCCTTGAATACGCAGTTGTTGCTCAGTTCAATGATGTCGGCGGTTTCGCGGACAATCTCTTGAGCGAAGGGACTGTCAAGAATGAGCTGGCGAATGTTGTTGAGAGCAATGCGAGCCTGGTCCTGACTGTTTGCTACGGTCACGATGTACCATTTCTCGCCTTTTCTTACGCGCCTGCGGTATTCATCTTCCAAGACGAAGCACATATAGACGCACGCCACTGCGGCCATGACAGTTTTGCCTGATCTTCGCCCAAGCGCCCACACTGCATGGCTCTTATCTGGCTGGAAGAAATTATCAAGAATCTTCGCCTGCCGAGGATAGAGATCCAGCTTTAGGGCGTGCTTAGAGAAGTCAGAACATTTCAGCATGGCGCAAGTCTACAAGAGGATGCAATTCAGAAGAAGGGACAAAATAAGCTGGTCTGCCATGGGCAGGATCTTTCTTCCATTGTTCCTGCATTGCATCTTCACTCTTTATCCAACCATGGAGAAGAGTGATTTTGTTTTGTATCGTAACCAACACTAAGGTTTTTCCAGGCTTCTCGTCCAATTGGCAAATGAGATCGTAGTCATGGCGAGAGCGTGTCTTCACGTCAATATCAGGAGGAAGATCAAAAGAGCCTCGCTTTGCTTCTGTTTCTTGATAGAGAAACTCCCGTAGATGGAGATAATCTGCCACTGCTAGCTCGCCAGCGGCGCCAAGCTTGTGAAAGAGCAGTGCTTTGCCACCATCCGCCGGTCCTCCATTGCGTCCTTTCAGGCCTTTTCGCTCGTTTACGCGCTGCCTGCGGAGGGCTTCCGCCCGCACAATCTCCTTGTCTTCCTCGCTAAAGCCAAAAACAAGCGGAGAACTGGCCATAGTGTGCATAGGCTACGTGACAATGTAGCCGGGTTCTAGAATAAAAGCAACACATTATGGCCATAAATAAAGCTTATGGAAAGCGAAGGAATTGATCTTGGTCACGTTGGCAGTGGCGGAGTGAGGGCTGATGGTCTCCAGAACGTGCTCATTGGCATGGGCACTGGTCGTGACAAGGCGCAATATACTAAAACTACAGCCACAGTATTTCTGGCACAAGAAGAACTAGAAAATCTTTATGGTGAATGGCTTCCTCGTCGCATTGTTGATATTTATGCTGACCAGGCCACTCGAAAAGGCTTCAAAGTATTGTTTGGTGGCGATGGCGTTAGGGCCGAAGAAGTGCAAGGAATTGAGCAAGTAATTGAAGACCTCTACATCCTCGAACATCTCAACCTCGCAGCGAAAAACTCCCGCCTTTATGGGGGTGCTTGCCTACTTCTTTTTATTGACGATGGGCGTCCCGCTTACATGCCTGTCGATAAACGTAATATACGTCGCGTCGAAGACATTGAATGTTTGGATAGATGGCAAATTGCTCCCGTTATCAACGAAGAAAACCTCTACGACTATTCAAAAGCCACTTATTATCAGATCATCTCTGGAGATTTAATTAACCAGCCACAATTGTCCTACATTCACAAGGATAGGATTCTTCGCTTTGACGGGGATTGGCTTCCTTATCGCATTCGGCAAAGGAACTATGGATGGGGCATGAGCAGCTTGCAGACTGTTTATGACAGCTTCAGGCATTATTGGACGGGATTGAATTCAGCGGCCACGCTTCTCACTGAGTTTGATATTTTTGTTCATAAAGTGAGGGGCCTGGCAGCGATGCTTGCTGCTGGCAAAGAAAGCTCCATTCGTGATCGCCTGCAGGTGAATGATATGAGCAAAAGCATTTATCGCGGCTACGCGATTGATGCGGAGAAAGAGGAGCTTGAATTTATTAGTCGCAACTTTGGTGGCATTGGAGAAATCTTAGAAAAGCTGCGCGTTGATATTATTGGCGCCAGCAAGATTCCTCACACTGTTTTGTTTGGCGAAAGTCCGAGTGGTCTTGGTTCCACTGGTCGCAGCGAAGAACGTGACTTCGCAAAGATGCTTGCTGATTATCAAAGCGTCAATTTCAAGCGGCCGATGAAGAAGCTGCTTGAATACATCATGCTCAGCAAAGAAGGCCCGACGAAAGGAGAACTGCCCGAATCATGGCGCATCTCCTTTAATCCATTGTTCGAGCTTAATGAGCGCGAAATGGCTGACGTACGGGCGCGTGTGGCGGCTGTAGACGGCCGTTACATCCAGCTCGGTGTACTGAGTCCCAAGGAGGTGGCGGATGCCCGTTATAGCGGTTCTGAGTGGAGCATGGAGCTTACGCTTGATCCGTCCGTAGTGCGGGAACTTCCTGCTCAAGCTGGGGGTGGCTCCACTCAAGATGGGGGTGGGAAAGGCAAGCTTGCAGTGCCTCCTGGCGGCCGCGATCCCATGAATGAGGAGAACGGCACTCTTCCCATGGATGGAAGCAGGGAAGTAGAGGACAGCCGGGAGGATAGCGCTGGGCTTTATTTGCCTGGCGATCTTGAGAAAGTGCGTGGCGACGTAAAATTCACGGACGAAGCATTGCATTCACGAGCAGTGAGTGCCGCCAAGGCTAAGTTCAAAGTGTGGCCTTCCGCCTATGCCAGCGGTTACGTCGTACAACAGTACAAGCAAATGTACAAGAAGAAGCATGGCTCGCTGAGCGGAGCTTTCAAGAGCGACGAGCAGGAGCTTCATGCCGATGATCTTGATAAGTGGTTTAAGGAGAAATGGGTGAGGATTGGCGCTAATGGCGAAATCCTTGGTCCATGTGGTGCTCGCGAGGAAAAAGAAGGCAAGCCTAAATGCCTGCCGCAAGCCAAGGCGCAAGCCATGAGCAAAGAAGAGCGTCAAACAATTGTTGCTCGCAAACGCAAGGCCGATCCTGATCCCGAACGTAAAGGCCCAGCTAAGAATGTGAGCAGCAAAGTTGATGCAATGGAGCCCATGAAAGTCGAAGGCTTGATTCTTTCCGACCTTGACGAAGCCGCATTGATTAGCGCCGAGGATATCGACGCTGCATTGAATCAATGGAAGGAGGAAGCGCCTGAGCGTTTCAAGGATATTCTGGAGGCTGAAGATGCAAGGCCTGAATGATTTATCAACGTTCGCTGCCGCTCTTGAACAGCGCCTTGACCAATCCTCATGGCGCTACGATCCCGTTAGTGGCCGTTATCGCGGAAGTAACGGACGCTTCCTTAGTCAGTCTGCCGTTGAAGCTTTGGTTGATGGTCGAATTAACAAGCTTGGCACTTTGCTACGTCGTCTTACAAACATGCTTAGCAACGGCGATATTACGCTGGTTCAATGGCAAGAAAGCGTAAGAGAAGCACTTAAGCTTGCGCATGTACAAGCAGCGATCATCGGCAATGGTGGCAGGGACAATATGCAGGCTTCGGATTGGGGCCGCATCGGTCAGCGCCTTCGTGCGGAATACCGTTATCTGGAGGGTTTTGCTCGCGATCTTCTGGCTGGGAGCATTTCTGCTCCCATGGCTATTGCTCGTATCGGCATGTATTCTCAAGCTGTGCGAGGTTCTTACTGGGAAGGCACCACAATTCGTCAGGAGAAGCAAGGGTATAGCTTGATGCGACGCATCCTCGATCCGCAGGCGAAGCATTGTGACGATTGCTTACGCTATGCAGGGCGAGGAGCTGTTCCCATTGGAAGTCTGCCTATGCCAGGCCAGCGGTGTGCTTGTATGTCCAATTGCAAATGCAGCGTAAAATACATGCGTCAACAAGCGCCAGTTGTGGCAGTGTGAGCATGGATGTTTTAGTTGGAAGCACTGGCCTGATTGGCAGAGTGTTGCGCGAGCATCATGACTTTGGCTACCTTTTCAATTCTGAAAACATTCATTTAGCACCGTCGCTGAAACAGGATATTGACAGGCTTTATTTGGCTTGTTTACCGGCGGAGAAGTGGAAGGCAAATCAAGCACCAATGGCCGATTTCGACAATATGTACTACGTCTTGACAAAAATGAGACTATGGAAGCCCAAGGAAATCATCCTTTATTCCACCATTGACATCTATAGTCAAACTTATAAATATGTGGAAAACTTTCCAGAAATCCATGGCATTAATTATGGATCCACACGCTATATTTTTGAGCTGCTAGTTAAGGCCACATTCCCAGAAGCCGTAATTACCATCATTCGCCTCCCTGCATTGTTTCATAGGCGCATTAAGAAAAACATTCTGTTTGATCTTCTCAATGGCAACAACATTGAAAAAATTAATGCCAATTCTTGTTACCAATGGTACGACTTAAAGGACTTATGGCTTCACACTGAAGCCTGTCAAAAAGGCGGAGAGCATCAATGGTTCTCTGAGCCTGTTGAAACTTTAGAGATTATTGACCGATGGTTTCCATGGGCGAAGACAGTCGTCGATTGTGGACCACGCATTGAATACAATTATGGGCCTTATTTTTCCAGTAAAGAAACCACTTTGAAAAAGATGGAGGCATTTATTAATGCTTGGAATTAGTGCGATTGGCTGGAAAGATGAAGAAGAGCATGAAATCTTAAGCGCCAATGCCGGCGCTTTTAATTTCATTGAAATTGTTCCGTCTCGTATTTTTGCCAGAAACGAAGACTTTGGCGATATTGCAAAGCGCTATCGAGAGCATTACGGGCTTTGGGCGTATTCTGCTCAGTCATTGTTCTATTACACCAACGTGGCAAGCTTTGAAGACACCGCCGCTACTTCGGAGCATTTGCTGCGTGTGATAAAGCTTGGCAGCACCATGGGCATCAAGCGCTTTGTCCTAGGCAGTCCTGCGTTGCGCAGAGGGAGTCCATCATGCCTGATGGAAGTATTGAAGCGGATGGACGCAGTATTGGATGCCAATGACGCCATTCTTTGCATCGAGCCAATTGCAAAAGTATTTGGCGGAAAGTATTTTCACACAGTTGAAGAGATTGTCAATCACATTGACTTCTATAACTTGCGCAATGTGAAGACAATGCTTGATACAAATAATGCTTGGCTGCAAGGAGATAGTCCCGTGAAAATCATCAAGCATTATTTTCGCTTCATTGCTCATGTGCATATTAGTGACACAGATAATGGTCCAATTCTCAATCAATATGAGCACAAGCAAGTCAAACTCCTTCTAAATGCAAGCAGCTACGAAGGCGGCGTCACCCGTGAGCTGATTAATGCCAATCAGCACGATCGAGAATATCCGTTGTTTAGGCAGCTTTATGGCTAAGCAATAATTTGCTTAGCCATGCTTTCAATGGCATAGATACCCTGGATCTTGCCCGTGAAGAAAGAGAATAGATTTTCATCTTGACGCATCAATGGCGTGCGATTAGCGCTACAGTCTTTCGTCTTCGCTTTAATTGAAAGAGTGGGGAATAGATAGTCAAAGCTATCGGCAAAGTCTGGCCAATAACGTTCCACGTGTTGCTCAATTAATTGCCTTGCGTTGTCCGCATTGTCGAGCGAGTTATCGCTCATGACGCTATGCCTTACGTGACTCAATGAGAAGCATTTGTCGTTGTATGGATAGATGGAAAACAGTTCTCCATCTATATAGGTGAGGGCGCCGAACGGAAGAGGGGTTTTGGGGCGATAAATAAACATTGCCACTGCTTCAAAGAAATGAGAGGGCAATGGCCCCAAGAGGGCATTGTTGGTGCAGTCGAAAACAAAATCGTAATCTTGCTTCAATGCTTGCAGATTGCATTGCTGAATTTTCTCTCTTTTGACCAATGGTTCTAGGCGCCATTGAAAATATAGGCTTGCCCCAATGGCATCAATGCGCTTTTCGGGAGTGGCCAGCAAAAGCGATGTGTGGTTAAAAGCTTGTGGATCTAGCTGTGCATGCGGACCACTCCCAAAAACAATTGAAATGGTTTCAGCATCAAGAAGGCTTTCATCTTCCGACACTGCGTAGTAATTATTCTCTACATCATGAACGAGATCGCCATAATCCTCCATGAAGCGCACAAAAGTGGTGGCGCACAATCGACGAGTGGCGGCATTCCTGGCGTAGTGGTAGCCGTAGTGCAGCCGATTCTGATTGATAAAAGACGTTTCTGAAATGAGCGTATGGTTCTTTTCGTACAGCGTCACCTCCGCCTCATCGCGAAAAGCCATTGCCAAATGGCATCCCACCCAGCCGCCACCAATAATTGCAATGCGCTTCATCAGATGTCAATACAAAGGTGGGGCTGTACGCCTTGCCAATTGCTTTTGGCTTTGGCCAGTTCTAGCTGAGGGAAGTATTCGATACGACGCTGCATACCAGTGCCATAGGGATCTGCGTGCCCTTGATAGTTCCATTCGTCCGGGCCATGCTTGTCTGGATGATAGATGTGGCATGGTACGTCCTGAAGCTTCCAGAGCATATAGTCCTCGTTGGGAACGCCCCATTGCTTCCATCGCTGCAGCGCCTCTGGTGAGCTGTCTGTGTTCTTGATGGTCATCAAGCGCTCCTTGTGGGCCATGAGGTAGTCGTGGCGATAAAGACCGATGCTCATGGAGGGCGTGTGCTTCATTGCCACTTTCTCTGGCGCCTCCACTGGCGGTTCGTAAGCGAGCTGTCTGAACGTGGGGCCTGCAATGCAAGTGTCGTGTAGGAGAAACCAATAGGGACTCTCCATTGAATGCTCAACAATCTCAATGAGCGGCGTGTATTCAAAGGAATTTTGCTGCGTCAGCAGCATTGGCACACCTTTGTAGCTGGTAAAAGCCCTGACGGTTTGCCCTCCATTGACAATCAAAATCTCCTCTGGCTTCAGGCCAGCAGCAAGCAAACTAGGGATAATGACGGGAATAGTATGCGGAGCAAACTTCTTGCACGTACTAATACAAAAGCGAATTGAGCCTTCTGGAATTGTCATTATTTGCGCTGCGTGTCATGTGTTACAATGAGGTGGACTAGCGAGTTTGCCGCTCCTAGTCCGTGATCAACTCACCCAGAATGAGCCGATGCTGCACTGTAAACCACTTCCTCCGCTTTGTCGGATTCGACATCTTCTTGCGTTGAGAAAAGATGGAATCTTGATCTGGAAAAGACCCACCAGTAACAGGGTGCGCCCAGGTCAAGTGGCAGGACGATGGAACAAGGGCTACAGAGTGGTAAGTATCGACGGGCATAGCTATGGTATTCATCGAATCGTTTGGGCTCTGTCAAATGGGATGGATCCTGGCGACCTTGAAATAGACCACAAAAATGGAAACCCGTCTGATAATCGCCCTTGCAATTTAAGAGCGTGCACCAGGCAGCAGAACACGTTAAACGTCAAGATGAGATCGGACAACACGAGTGGTGCAAGGGGAGTCTCTTTCGATCCTTCGTCAATCAAAAATCCTTGGAGGGCATATATTCGCAGTAAAAGACTTGGTAGATTTCCAAGCAGAGAAGCCGCTATGGACGCATTGTTGAAGGCTGTTAGACGCGATCAAGACCTGGCTTTTTACTACAAAGAAAAGACGGACTAAGATTGCGGGAGTCTTGTGATTCCTATGAAAAAGATTCTCTACGCAGGCGACGTCGGAGTACAAACGGGATTTGGGCGAGTTGCCGAGTACCTAATTCCAGCGCTCGCGGAGGAATATGAAGTACATGCGTTATGCACCAACTGGCACGGAGACCCTTCTCCTATGCAGCAGCATTGCAAAATGTATCCAGCAATGGCGCATGGGAATGATCCTTTTGGGTCTCATCGTATTGCGAGCGTAATTCAAGCAATAAAGCCGGATCTGGTATGGATTACAAACGACATCTGGATTGCATTGAGTCTATGGGAAAATGCCAAGCCACTTAGGGAGAAGCTTGGCTTCAAATGGTTTGTGTACACTCCTATTGATTCGTATGGATTGTTCCCAAATCTCACTCCCCCAATGATGGAATGGGACGGCTTGGCCACTTACACCAAATTTGCTAAAAAAGAACTAGAGATCATGGGTTATACAAAGCCCATTCGCATTATCGGTCACGGCACTGACTTCACCAAATTCTTCCCGATGGACAAGAAGGAGTGTCGAAAGATCTTGGGAGTACCGGACGATGTGTTTGTTGTCTTTAACGGAAACAGAAATCAACCCAGAAAGCGCATTGACCTGACGATTAAAGCCTTTATCAAGTTTGCCAAGGACAAAGATGATGCTCGCCTTTGGTTGAACATGGGAGCAAAAGATCTTGGCTGGCCAATCATTGATCTCTTCAAGCGAGTGGCTCGCGATGAAGGTTTTGATGCCACTGGCAAGCTTATTTTGACAAGCCCGCACTATTCAGTGGACAATTGTCTTCCCATTGAACAACTTAATCAAGTGTATAACGCTGCTGATATTGGCATTAACACTTGCATTGGCGAAGGATGGGGCCTGGTCAACTCGGAGCACGGTGCCACTGGCGTGGCGCAAGTGGTTCCTGATCATACGAGCTTGGCTGAAATCTTTGATGAGATGCCTCGCATTGAATGCAATGCCAGTGAAACCGACAGAAACTATGGGCTTGAGCGATTATTGCCAGACCCTGAGTGCGCCGCCGATATCCTCACTTATTACTATGAGAATCGCGACATTTTGAAGCAGCATGGTCAATGGTGCTATAACCGTCTCCATGAAGAGCCCTTTACTTGGCCCTATATTCAGCAGCAGCTCAAGGATGCAGTGAATGAAACACTAGCTGTCAAGCCTGCGGAGCCTGAATTTAAAGGCTTTGGCACTCCCGCAAAAATCGCCTGATCGCCATGCAGATTTCACAAATCTTTCTTTCCACTGATCCAACGGAAGAGCTGAGCCCATTTCTTAAGCACGCCACTGGCACCATTGATGCGTGCTTCCCCAGTGCGGAGCATGTCATTTACAGCGACGCTTCACTGCGTGCTTTTATTGCGGAAAACTATGGGGAAGAAGTGGCGTGGGCATATGATTGCCTGGTGCCATTTTCTTACAAAGCAGATCTTGGGCGGTTTTGCTTGTTAAACAAACTTGGTGGCTGGTATTTTGATATTGGCGTGAGGGCTTTCAATGCAGTGGATCTTGGCGACCGCATTGAATTCTTGGCGTTCCGCGATATTCAACGCTTTAGTTATACCAGTTGGGCGTGTGCCACGACTGTACTCTATTCCAAGCCTGATAACAAGGCTTTGCAGACTGCCATTGAAATGATTGTGGCAAATTGCAAAGAGCAATACTATGGCATCACGCCACTGTGCCCCACTGGCCCAACGCTATTAGGCAAGGCGCTTGCTTTCAATGGAAGCCAGGCTAATTTTGTCTATGGCGACTATCTGGAACTCACTCCCACGTATGGTCAAAAGAACAGAGGGTTTGTCTTGCCTGATGGTACGATCATGGCTTGGAGCAAGCCCGCAGGAGGTGGGGACCTTACGGGCTTGGGGGCTAAAGGCGTGAACAATTACAACGAGCTTTGGGCAGCGAGGAAAGTGTATGCAGCCGTCTGACTACACAATTTATGCCGTGTGCATTCCTGGCGAGAAAGTGCGCTATGAAGCCCGCTCTTCCATTGTTCCCATTATGGGAGGAGCGTATGCCTTATCGAGCGAGGAGCGTGAAGCGCTCCGCTTGCAGGGCTATGTGTTTGATGATGAGAATGCTTCCCTTTCGCGGCTTAATAGCCGATGGGGAGAGCTGTCTTGTATTTCTTGGATGATTCTCAATGCGAATGAGAAAAACATTGGCAATGCGCAATACAGGCGCAATTGGCTAGAGCCAAATGATCAATGGTACGACGAAAATACGTTGTATTTTCCCGAGCCTGCACTGTTCAATTGCACGCTGGAGCAGCAGTTTTATGGTGGACATTCAGCTTTTGACGCTCCTGTTATCACTAGAGAACTTGCCGATTCCGGGAGTTGGATTTTCTCTCGCGAAGAAATTGATGCCATTTGGAAGCAAAATAGCTTTATTGGCTGCAATATGGCACGAGGAGGCAACGTGCAATACAAGCAATTCATGAGCGCTCTGTTTGTCGCGCTTGCTCCCATTTGGCATAAGCACGAAGAGCAGTTTCTTCGTATTGGAGGCTATGACAAGCGAGCGTTGGCCTTTATTGCTGAGCGTCTCATCACTGGCATGGTTTTGTATCGTGACAAGCTTTTCCCTGGCATGAACATTGCCACTGCTCCGATAGGATTCATCCATTGATTATGCTTAAGGAAAGCATTTAGCGTTATGACCAAGAAGGAAAAGCAGGCAAAAATTGCCAAGGTGATGCGCGAATACAAAAGTGGCAAGCTAAAGAGCAGCAGTGGCGAGGCAGTGAAGAGCCCGAAGCAGGCACTAGCAATTGCCTTGTCCGAAGCTGGCATGACGCGCAAGCCGAAAGAAGACATGAGCGACGAATACTACATGGGATTCTTTAAGCAGATGATTGGCGAAGAGGAAGAAGAAGAGGAAGAAGAAATGGATGGGAGCTGCGGAAAAAAGCGCTGAGGGGAGACGCTGAGAGTTTCTCCCCTCCCGCCGCCGTGCGAAGTGCTGCCCGTCGAGGGTTGGAACTGCGCAAGAAGCACGGCAAGGGCGGCTTAACAACGCAGGAGGCAGGCAAACAAGGTATTGGTAGCGGCGTTGCCAGGGCTGGTGATTTGGCTGGTGGCAGCAAGATTAGCTATGCCACAATCAAGCGTATGTCTGCATTCTTCTCTCGCCATGAGAAGAATAAAAGCGGTGGAGAGAACGATGCCGGATATATTGCTTGGTTGTTATGGGGAGGAGATGCCGGGAGGGCATGGGCTAAACGCATCATTAAGATGGTAGAAAGTCGTAATACAGGCCAATGAGCGAATACGTGCGCGTCATCGAGCAAGAAGATGAAGGTATTGGCGTGATGCAGGCTTTGGCCATTCTTTCTGCTAACGAACACCGCAATACTTCGCGATGGGAACTAGTGGAGAAGCAATGCTTCAAGAATGGCCGCCTTGACGAAACTCACATCTATGTGATGAGCGTCTACGAAAAGCCCGACCCTCATTTCGATCCGACTAAGTTTCTTACGTTTGAAATTGAGGCAATGGCGAAGTCATACATCATGGAAAACATTGAAGATCAGCTTCGCGAGATTCGCGGAGAAGATGACGACGACGAGGATTAATCTCTTCGCGTGTTGAGAATGAACGAGGGGTAGCCCATCAGCCACAATACGCTTATTCCATAAAGACCACTGAGAGTGCGAATTTGCACGCAATCCGGAGCCAGTTCAGCGCGTTCCATTCGTGAATAGGAGCTTTGGCTTGTATGCAAAGCTTGAGCTACGTCCTTCTGAGAAAGCCCGCTATTAAGGCGGGCTTCTTTAATGCGAGAAGCAATCAGGAGACGAGCTTGCTGATGAGGCATCTTAAGCACATCCACGTCGCTTTTCTTGAGCAGCAGCATTTTTCTATTCAGTCCTGAATAACTGTTTCTATAATAAACAGCTTTTGTTGATAAAGTGAATACATGAGCACCACATCTTGTCGCTACGATTTCTCTCCCATCGAGAAATATGAGGTGACGCCTGAAGGTTATCTTCGGGCATGGGCCTCTATTGCTCGCACTGGCATTCAGCTCTACACAGATGCTGATGGCTCCGTGCGTCGCGAATACAGGCCTGAAACAGAAGTGGCTTCTCCCGATAGTCTTGCTTCCTTTGCGGGCAAGGCAATCACTTCTGAGCATCCTCCCGTCCTTCTTGATGCCGAAAATACTAAAGACTACCAAGTAGGATTTAGCGGCACTGAAGTGGTGTACGACAATGGTTTTGTCAAGGCTGTGATGACAATCACTGACCAAGACACCATTGAGCGCATCATGCGTGGCGATGCTCGTGAGGTAAGCGCTGGCTATAGGGTTAATTATGATCCTACGCCTGGCGTTACTGACGGTGGTGAACATTACGATGGCATCCAAAAGGAAATCCTTGGTAATCACATCGC